TTACCTGGTAACGAATACAAAATATCAACGTGACAATAATTACCACCCCAAACTGATTTAAGCTCATCTTTGACGATATTACCGTTGCCATCTCTCAAAGTGTGTTTGGTTAAGTATCGTTCGTTTTCTTGTTCAAAAGCTTTTTTATAGGCTTTTTCTGTACCATTGGTAACTTCTAGATTTAATACTGCTTCGAATAATCCTTTCATAACCTCACCTCCAAATTTAGGCATAAAAATAGCACTTACCAACATTTGTCAATAAGTGCTAATAAATATCATTAAGTTCCAATTCATCCCATTTTGGCGTATCCCTAAACACTAGACAGCCATCTTTTATTGTTTTGTCAATAACTAGCAAAAAAGGTTGACCAAAAGATGGCTCTACTAATCCAAACACAGGTGTTAAATAAACATACTTTTCATTTTCTTCGATTATATCCCATTTTTTTAAATTGTTTTTTATAAACTCAGGAATTTCCACTTTTGAAATGATTTTGCTGATTTTTTCCATTGTTCTATTCTCCTTTCTTTGCCTTTGCTATCAACTTAACTAGTTCTTTGCGAAATTCCAAATCATCCACTCTTAGATAATTTAAGCTAGACGGCTGCGCATGTCGAATAGCAAAGTATTCATCAATAGGCGCAATGATTCCACTTTGAGCATCAATAATTGTCAGAACTCCATTGAGTCTTTCCATATTGACAATGTGTGCGCCACCTCTTTTCCATGCTACAGACAGCTCATACCTTTCTCCTTCTTTAACTATCTTTTCTAATTTATAAAAATTGGACTTCATTGTTCTACCGCCAACTAATTTGTGACTTACTGGTTCTTTTGTTTTTGAATCAACAAACGTCCTAAGCCCTCTAATTGCTTTATTTCTTCTATACCTAATAATTTCAGTATATTCATCGCTCCAAATACTTTGATCTAAAGAAGGCAATGCTTCTGCATCAATTCCACGACGTCGCATTTCATAAGTCGGTACACAGCGCTGACAATTAACTTGGTACTCTTTTCCTTTATAATAATTAGGATTAGCATTTGTTCTGTCAGCTTCTTCTACAGTCATTGGCTTTTTGATTTCTGCATTGATTAAATTTGCAATCTCTTTGATTGTACTATCTTTATTATACATCGAGTCTGTGCTTTTTTCATCAAACTTTTCCCTATTTGAATGAGTCAATTTTACACCAAATTGATCGTTGGCGAATTCATACAATAAATCACCAAACATCTCTTCATACAATTTATCTATGTCATCGCTAATTTCAGGAACAATTGGTATTTCAGTACAACGGCAACGTCCATGATACGGTGGATGCCAATCATCTTTAATCTCTTTTCCATGACGTCCACCACAAATAGAACAAACACGCTCATCTTCTGCCGACCAGCTTTGTGTTTGCTTAACACCTACATCCTTTAGCGATTTTCTTACACCTTCTACAGCAAAATGTGAATATTCCGTTCTAACAAGATTTTCAATCGAACGATTAAACTTTCCTTGTTCCAACTTAAACATACCGCTAATAACACCATCGTTTTTCATCGTTCTAAGAGCTTCCACAACTCCTTCACCACTTGCCAATGAATTAATAATGGAATTGCTCAAACGTTGCTCTAGGGTTGATATATTGCCCCATAAACGAGATGAAAATGTTTTTCCGCTCCACGGATAGTTCATGATGTTTTCTAGTTCATTCTTAGTTAAACCAGGTGCTGAACCGCCTAATAATTGTATCAACGCATTAGAATTAGAATTGTAGATTCGTTTTGTGATATTCTCTAAGTCGTTATTAAATTTACCGTTAACATCACTAGCTATTGCTTCACCTGCAAGGGTAGAAAAAATGTCTGCTCGTAGTTGTAACAAGCGGTTAACTTTCGCATAGTCAAAGGATGGAAAATATTCATCAATGAATTGTTTATAAGCTTCATCTGATTCCATCAACTTTTCATAGTTTTTTTCGATATACTTGCGGTACTTCTCTTGATCTTGTTTGCTAAAGTCTTCTAGCATTTCACTTTGAGTGATATCGTGTAAATCTGCTTGTGACAACAGCTGTCTTTGAATTTTAACTAAAGCACGTTCGAAAACAGATTCTAGCTCATTAAGAGTTTTCTTTTCCAGTTTCAAACGTGCTTTATCTTCTAATTCACGACGTTTTTCCCAATAACGTTCACTAGCCGTTGTTTTCTTCTTCGTCATTACCTGCACCACCTAGTTCATCATATTCACCGCTAGGATAATCTTGACCTTGTTCTAAATTCATCAAGTCCATTTCATAATCTGGGTCTTTAACAAATGGAATCTGATTAATAATTGTTCGTTTGGATACAAATGGTGAAAGTTTAGGCAATGCATCAGCAAGATAACCGATGTCTGTTGGCAAGCTACGACTGAATGTGAATACAATTTTTGACACATCAACATCTAATTTATCCCTAAATTTAATAAAGGCAGACATCGTCTCAGCTGCTTCTTTCAATCCTTCTTTAAAATACTGTTCTTTAGTATTTGTTTTAGCTTCTAGTGCAATAATTTGCCATTTGCGAGCTTCGCCAGAGCTATTAGACTTAAATACTTCATCATTGAAATCGATTGACTTAGTTACCGTGTAATAAAGCTTTTTCAGCTTATCAAGATGATACTCGTTGAAATCTTTATTAATGTCTTTCGTTACATACCCAACCTTAGCTTGTGGATCTGGCAAATTAATAATACCTAATTGTTCCATCATTCTTTGTGCTTCTTTTTCATCTAATCGTGAGCCACTAATGGCCATATAAGCAAGTTTAAACTGTTCAACTTCGTTTTGTTGGTCTGATAAGCTTCTATCAAATGCATCAGAAAGTTCTTCCGCCACTTCAAAATCGCAATAACGATTCGTGTTATTTTTAAATTCTGA